TCATACAGAACGATTGTTTTCATGGAATCACCACGCGCCTTTCATGGCCTTGAGCCGGAACGATCCCGGCCCCCATTGAAGTTCCTTGGGTGTCTCTTGCCGCACCGGGTGGTAAGCGTATTCCACATGTTCGCCCGACGCGGCGTTCACGGCCAGGAAGCAGGCCCACGCCCGGTCCGCGTGTCCCGAACTGTCCGAGTCCGCCACAAATCGCGGGGCTCCGGTGGGGCCGGTGACTTTTTTTAGTTTGTGAAGGTCGGCTTTCAGGTCCGGGTCTCCCATGGGGATTCTGATTTTCCGGTCCTCGAACGCCTGTTTGCCAAGCTGGGCCATGGTCTGTTTGTTGGGAAGGGTGAACAACACCCCTTCAACCCGGTACGATCCATGCCGCCTTTTGGCGTCTTCCACGGGCTTTTCTCCCATGCCGGTCTGGTCCATACAAAGGCGGATGATCCGATACCTCCGGAACACGTCGTCTAAAAGCTGGTCCATTTCAAAAAAGGAGATCCGCCGCCGGGCGATGATTTCCCGGGTCCAGTAGATATCCCCCACCTGTTCCAAAACCCAGATCACAAAGAGGTCGTTCCGGGTCCCGATATCCACCCCCACGAAACAGGGGCCGCTTTGGTAGAGGGTCGGGTCTCCGGACTGGTCATGCTCGGCCATGCCGATCAGCTCGAACGAGAGCCAGTTCGAGGCGTCGTCCAGCCATTTCAGTTCATACTCCTGAGCCCAGGCGTCTTCGTCGTTCAGACCTGTTTTAAGCTCATCTATGTTCCTTGGAAGGCCATCGGTAACGGCCTTGTAAATGTCAACGGTGTGGCGGGACCAGGCATCGGCGAGCTTCTTGTCGGTCATGAGTTCATAGAACTTGTTCCCCTTGCCGTTGGGGGTGGAGGTGACGATGATCCGATGGCCTGCGGAGATCACGGGGAAAAGGGCGCTCCAGATCTTCCGGCTGTCCTGGTGAAAGGCGAACTCGTCCAAGAATACGTTGGCAGAGAAACCCCGCGCCGTGTCCGGGTTGGCGGGGAGGGCGGTGATGCGGGAGCCTTTGGGGAAGGTGACTTCAAGCTGCTTGGCGGTGTAGCCGGAAGCGCCAATGATCTCGCTTTCAAGGACTTTGGCCACCGCCTTATACGTCTCACAATGGCGCTTTACCCCTTCTTCCATGGCCTCTTTGGCCTGACGTTCCCCTCGGGAGAGGATCACCCATCTGGCCCGCCGTCCCTTGGCTTCCGCCTCCAGGCAATCCTGAACGATTTCAAGGGTGGTGGTGAAGGTCTTCCCGGTCTGACGCGCGAACATGCCGATCTTGAACCGGCTCTTGTCCTTGATCCAGCGTTGTTGATAGGGATACACCATCGATTTGTCTTTCGTTGTCATATGATCCCGTAAAACTCCTGTTTGATCCGCGCGAGAATGGCGTCGGGGTCGGCGGCTTCCCCGCCGTTTTTTTGGTCCGTCTCGATTTTCTTGAAAACCGCCTCCATTTTTTCCCGCACCTCGGCGGCCCATTTCTTCTGGGTGACCGTTGCCCTGCTGAGTTCGGCGGCGGCCTTGGCAAGAGACCCCAGGTTCATGGGCTTGTCCGGGTCGGGCTCGAACTCCAAGAGAACGCCGAAGATCTTTTCCTGGGCGAGCCGCATGAGGGCCTCGGAGAATCTGCCTTCATCGTCCGGCGCGCTCTCCACGATGGCGCGGGCCTGTTCGGTTGCCATCTTCAGGGCCGATAGGCGTTTCTCGAAAGTCTTTCCATACCGGTGAATGGCGCTCTTGCTGATGGAATATCCCCGCTCTTTCATGGCCTCTTCCAGGGCCTGGTAGCCGGAGAAGTTCTGTTCCACGAGGGCCTTGTCAAGCCACTCCTTCACGGGCGCGGGGAGGATCTCGATGGTGCTGGGTTTGGGCATGGGGTCAGCTCCAGTATTTTTTGGGTCTGGCGATACCCGGCTCGCAATCGACGGTGTATTCCGCCAGGTCCACGCCGTAGCGGGTGAGGTCCGCGAACCATCTGCCGGATGGCTCCTTGGTCAGGGAAACCAACCCCCGGCTCGCCAGGTAGTCCAGCTCCCGCCGAAGCTCAAGTTCCGTAGCATCTGGGTAGATCCCTTGAACGGTCGCCAGGACCAGCTCTTCATGCGCCCCGATGGGTCTTGAATTATTGAGTGTCAGGACGATATTCCACCGCATGGACTCCCGTCTGACCTTGGCCGGATCTAACATGACCGGATTCCTTTCAATTGCAGGTTCTCTATCTTTAAGGCCACCCCGTCGATCTTGGCTTCGATGACGGTCTGGTTTCTAACGTAGTCTTCGCGCCGCACGTATTCGATGGGAAGGGCCGCCCGGAACTTCAGAAACTCCCGTTCCAGCTCCTGAAACCCCTTGGCCGACGCACGATATTCGGCCATTTCTTCCCGGTGGCGGTCTATCTCGGTCTGCTTGTGGTCCATCATGGCCGTGAACTTGGTCTCCCAACCCCTGGCGGCCTCCTTCCGGATTATTTCAAGGCTGTCAAACTTCTGATCCAACCGCCGGTCTGTCTGGGAGAGAAGGACCTTTCCCGCCCCAAACACAAACCCCAGGAACGAAACCATGAGGGTTATTAATTGCCAAAATTCTACCTGAAGCGTCATGTTTTACCTCGTTTGTTTTCTTCTTGTATTCGGTATAAACCGGCTATGATAGCGGATCTATGGCGGCGTTATTCGCCATGTATGAAAAAAACTTGGCGCGATATATGCTGTTGAAAACAGCATATGGGAAGGAAGCGTATGAAATTGACAGATAGGGAAATTGAATTGCTCGACGGAATGATCCGGTCAGAACTTAACCATGCGGAGAGATGCGACGCATTACAAAATCGGACAATGGCCGAAAAACAAAAGGGTTTTGATATGGAACGGGTCGAGCTGTTGAAGAAATTGAGGGGGTTCCATTTGTCTCGTGATTACATGGTTTCATGCGATAAATGCGGCGCGAGACACATGAACGGATGGCGATGCCCGAATTGTTGCCCATGAATCAGACGTATTATCTCGTTATGAGGCTCCGCCTCGTAACGCATGCCATGCCCATTGTTCCCTGCGCTATGACGGCCCAGGCTGGGGACGGTGCAAGACCAATACAGCCCACCGAGAGAAAACCGTATCCAACGGCCACGGATACATTGAGGTTACGCTGGCGGTGAATAGAGAGCTGGCAAAGCAATGGGCATGACCAACCACTTCGGCGGACAAAAACCGCTGAATTCAAACGTTCCCTGGTGACAGGGCCGGAGCCCCGTCAATAGACGGAAGGGAGGGGGCTACCCCCCCATGAAATACAAAAGCCCGGCAAGCTTTTTTCAAAGCTTCCGGGCATTGTTTTGTTGGTTTACAAGCCGATTAAAAGGCGTTTAATAAGGCTTTACAAAGCCGTTCCTTTTTCGAGGGTTCTTTGGGGCAGTGTATTGAGTTAAGTACCGTGGCCCCCAGAACACTCCGGAACTCCTACTCATTTTTTAATTCGTTATTATTTTTAAAACAAACCAAATGAGTTCTTTGAAAAACCTGTAGGTCTTTTTCTGCTTTTTTGTTGAGTTCATTGCCTGTTAAAAGTCGAGCTGTTTTTATTGACAAATCATCCAATTTGACTCTTACAAAAACATTGGTTTTATTCGGCTCGGTCTTTGGCATTAGCAGCCTCCTTCATTATAAACAAATGATGTTCTAAAACAATTCTCAGAATATAATGATCTAAGATCCAATTATAGAACTCAATATTACTTTCTAAAAGGCAGTTCTTCTTATTCCCGATAATACTTAATATGTAAATAGGTTTTTTCGTATTGGGGCAATATATTGGTTTGGCCATTATTGAGCCTTGAGCATCGTCAGGCATGTTGCCTTTTATAAAACGTTTTTTAGCAGTTTTTTTTATTAATTCAGATCTTATATCGCTTACAATAACCGTATTTTTCAATTCCAATGCTTTATGGACAGTGCTGTTTGGTGATGATAAATCTTTAATGCTTGTCTTTGGTGGATTTAAATTTGGTGCGAATGAAAACCATTCTTTTAAAATGGGTTTTTTCTTTAAATTCTCAACGGCTATCAATCCCACCCTGAAACTCACCTTTGCGTGGATTGCCTCAAAAACACCTTGAACAGCTGTAACTATCAGAGAAATCTGTTGTTCTGGTTTTGTAATGGTATCGAAAGTCTGGGAAGAACCCCACTTATGGCACAGAACATCCTTAGTATTAGTTAAAAAACGATCTTTTTTATTTTGTACGACATTATTAATAGAGTTAATTAAGGCCAACAAACCCTTTTTATCTAAATCGCCATCAAGTCTTGCTTGCTTTGTTATCCAAGAATAAAATTTCTTATAAAAAACGGAAAAAATATAGTATAAAAAAATAAGCGGTATTTGATGTTTCTTTAGATAATCGACATTGGATTGCCCGATAACAGGAATTAGATTCGCGCACATCACCGAATCTGTCAAAATTTCGAGAACCACTACGGTTGATGTAATATAAGCTATCGGAGAAATAAAAAAATTTAAAAACCAGTGATCTAAAAAAAATAAAATTTTTCTGAAAATAATAGTTGATGTGGTGAGCGTAAAATCAGGATTTCTCATTGATCATCAGTCGCTTCGATGGATATAAGTAGTGTATATTTTTTATCAACCAATATATTCTCACGCTCTTCCTCCATTCTGTTATAAAACAGAAAGATTATCATAGTCAGGATCAAGGCCCTCGTCAATAGCTTGTTGTTGGGCCATCACCCAACCACCGCGCTTTCAATGACAAAGCGTTCCTGGCACTCATCGCAGATATGCTCATAGGAGAGGCCGCTGGTATATTCCGATGGATACCCCACCACTTCCGGCCAGTTGCGGATCTGGCGATAGGCGATGTATTGAAATTGTTTACAATAAGGGCACTGGACCTGAAGCGATTTCACCCATGCCGCCGTCGCTCTCTTCATGGTTTTTCTCCCGAGGCTTTGTGTTGGATGATGCGATATGTCGAACGATGAATCAATCATTGATTATTTTCAATTAAATTTTTCATTACACATTTTTTTGAACGGGTCAAGGAATTGGTTGCTTCCCTGGTGACAGGGCCGGAGCCCCGTCACCAGGCTGAATTGTATTTTTCTTATTCATGTTTTTTTGCCGTATCGCCTTGATCTCCTCAACGGTCAAGGGTTTGCTGGGGAGGGCGTCCGGCCTGGGCGTCGTGTAAGCGTGGGTCCGCTCCAGGGCGATCTGGTGTTTTTCCCGGTCCCGGTCCGCCACGTCCGCGATGTCCCAGACGATCTTCTTTAGGTAATTGTGATTCTGAAGCGGCAATGAGGCGGGCGGCGTGTCGATGATCCGTTGCACCGCGCTGGTCCAGATACCAACCGGGGCCGGTCGGGCAGGCGCGGAGCCGGTCTGGATGTGCCCTTTCTCCACTTCCGCGAGAAGGCTTTCAATAAGCCGAGAGGCTTTCCGCCACTGAAGCGCCCGGCCCTTGGGCCGGAACAGCGCCAGGTATCGAATGGCGACCGGTTGAAACCCCTGGGGAACCTTCGAAAACAGGTCGACGAATCCACGGGCGTCGGCGTCGGTCAGGAGCGATTCAAGGCTCGCCACGGCCCCGCAGGCGGGACAGATGGTTTTCATAATCCATCCTTCATTACATGCATTGAACAAACCTCAAACCGCATATCGGGCTCGATCATCACACTATCGGAGACCCCTCCGGGTATGCGTCCCGGCGCAGCACACGCGGCCCTGTACTTTATGCCAGGCCTGAAATTCTTTGGCCGCGCCCCATGGATGACGGCGAAACGGCAATTCCAGCAGCCTTTTGGTTCATCAATCTGGGCCATGGTTTTCATCTCGCCCCCGCGAATATCGGTAGGTCCATCTGCCGGAACTTGGGGCCGGGGATCTCCCGATCGATCTCTTCCCGGCTCTCCTTGCAAACCTGCATCACATACCGCCGGGAACATCCGCACTCCCAGGCGATCATATCCAGGCTCTTTCCTTTTTTCCGAAGGCCCACGATCCGGTTCCGCTTGTCCATCCGGTCATACCGGGCGAGGGTTGGAAGGTCCACATATTCGCCCCGCACCAGTTCGGCCAACGCCAGGGCCGCGTCGGTCCCAACAACGCACGCGATGTGGTGATCCGCATGCATGTTCCGGGGAACATAGAGCCGTCTCCCGCCAAAATAACGTAGAAGCGTCACCAGCGCCGCCTCTCCCATGGCTGTTTCAAGTTCGTCTATAGTCATGATTCCCCCCTCTTGTTTGATTGTTTCCGCTTGGCGTTATATTCAAGCGCCGCCACGATCTTATGAAGCTGCCGCCAATTACACCATTCAAGCCGGTCTACCTTGGCGATCCGCTTTGCCAGAGCATGGCCGTAGTTCCAGACATACCCGCCGTCCGCGAGAAGCGCCTCGATCTTCGAAAGAAGCGGCCCGCACTCCCGGTTGTTTTCAACGAGTTTCCGGGGCCTCTTCCCAAACTGTTTCTTGTATTTCGGCGTTTGTTTCGTCACAAACCCACACCCCTTCAAATGGGAGAGCACCCTTTCAAGGGTCGGGATATCCGCGTCCTTGCACGATGTCAGGCCAAACGCCTTGAGCATTTCCCGGTAAGTTTCCTCGTCCATGCCCAGATCCTTCTTGGCCATATGGATCTTGGCCAGCAGGGCTTTTCTTACTTTATCCGGGTCTTGCTTCATGGCTTTTGCTCCATCATTTTCATTAAAATTTCCAATATTCGAATGTTTTTAAATCCCCCTGCTTGTGCTACTCTGGCAAGCGTCAACCAACCATTTCGCACAAGGAGAAAAACCAATGTATCCAAAGCTCTTGAAACCCTATGTGCTTTCATTTTGCCGTGGTATTTGCCCAAATAAGCCCGTCTGGGTCCAGACCCGGCCACTGGCGGATAGACCAGAGCATGAATGCTTCAGCATCCTGCCAGAGCACGTCATGTCCAATGGAGGAAAACAGTATAACGGCTGGGCTATCTGGGAGTGGCCAAAAGTCTTTATTGAGGCGGAGTTCCACTGTGTCTGGGAGAGTCCAGGCGGAGAGTTGATCGATCTTACCCCCGATGGGTTCCAACCCGACAAAATTCTTTTTCTTCCGCAACCCCAAAAACAGTATCGGGGCCGTCGGGTCGATAATATCCGAAAGCCGCTCTCCAGGGACAAAGACGTCCATCGGTTCATTGAATTGGCGGGTGAACGCTTTGCTGAGCTGAACCGGACGGCGCTGTCCGGCTATTATGGCCCGATCATCATCCAGGGAAGGGCTCTGGCAATAGAAGACGAGATGGAGCGGCTTCAGGCAAAGCTCATGGATAGGTACGGAGTCCCACGAGCGCCCGCATGACCGTGACTTCAGGATGACTCTCTCCATCGGTCCCCCCATGGGGTTACACCTATCGAAACTGAACCGGCAAGAGACGGGACCGCGCTTCATGGCAGCACCGCCAGCTCATCGATGAACCGCCGCGTTCCCCTGTTTTGTCGCTTCAGACCAGGGACCAGCACCCCGCAAGCAATGGCGTTTTCCCGGCCCTGTTCACAGCGCCTGCACCCATCGTCGATGGGG